CAAAGGCCCCTTTCGTGCTCTGTTCCTGCTCTCCCGAAGAGACTTCTGGAGGGCTTGGAATGCTGTAATGGTGTACACTGGCATCTGTTTTAACCACCCTGAATTAAGGGTGACAGCTCGTCAGTGGAGAAAAGCGGTTTCCGCTATTAAGCGGGATCCCGTGGAATCTGTAGCCCTTGTTAAAGGGTTATCAGTGGTCCACAAGAGCCCCTTCTTCGTGCCCGTAAGGGTAAGGAGTGAGACTGGATCACCGCTGGTTGATTACCAGCCCAGTCCCTCACGAAGAAGTCCGAAGGGCTTCAAGACTGTCCCGGAGGTTGAGGGGATTATCGATTCTCTCGACGTTCTGGTTCAGAGGACAACGTGGACGACCCAAAACTGGGACATCCTATCCGGTGTCGTGAAGGGCATTGAGAGTGAAGTAGTACCCTACCTCGAGTTGAATCTCGAGGATGAGCGGAAGTCTGGAGGACCTCCGACGCCAGAGGACTTACGTCCTCTGATGGGGAACATCTCTCTCATTCCAGAACCTGGGTATAAGCTCAGGTTTGCTGCGAACCCGTACCGTGTAGACCAGTGTGCTCGTGAGCCACTAGGCACGGCACTATGCGACGCTTTAAAGAGGGGGCCGAACGATTTTACGTTCGACCAAGAGGCGGGCATCGCATATGCCCAAAAGCTCCTCGCCCGCGGCTTTCAAGCTGTGAGCATGGATCTGTCTAATGCAACAGATCGTGCTCCATTAGATTTCCAGCTTGAACTCCTAAGCCGTTTGGGAGTCAGCACCCGATGGATCCAGTTTTTCCGCGACTGTTGTCGTGGAGATTGGTTCACACAAACGACAAGACATGGGCCTTGGGAAAGGCTCAATTGGTCTGTCGGTTCTCCCCTTGGACTGTACCCGACTTTTGCCAGTTTTGCACTCTGGCATCATTCGGTTGTCCAATTTGCTTTCGAGCAACTTGGTAAGCTCAAGGTTGATGGACGCTACCCCTACGGAATCGTTGGGGATGATGTGTTCATCATGGACCGTGAGGTCGCAAGCCTCTATAGGCAGTTAATGGAGTCTTGGGGTGTTGAGATATCCCAGGCTAAGACCTTGGATAGCGACACTACCGCCGAGTTCCTCGGTAGGATCATCACTCCTAACAGAGTGTATCACGGACTCAAATGGAAGGGTCGGGTTTCTGATGATTCCTTTGTGGATTTCGTCAGGAATATCGGTCCCGGGGCCTTGACTATGTTGAGGCCGCGCCAGAGGGCCATGATTAATTTCGTGGCACCCTTGCCTGAACCGTACGGGCTGGGGTGGAACCCCTTAGGCCTTCCGATTGAAGCAAGATTAACTCCAGCACTCGAAAGGGTCTGGTCCCGCGATGAACGGGTAGTCACTTTTAGTCGGAGGTCTACACGTGCCAACCGCTTGTTCTACCATAGTGATAGAAGTTGGTGGTGGCATTCCAGTGACAGTTCTCTGCACTGGGATGTTGAAGACCTGGCCAGCGACCAGCTGGCTGAGGAGGTTGTCCAAGTCCTACTCCCTGGATGGGAATCTGGGGAATGGATTTGGCCTAACCTTCCTGAGATTGTTCGCCTAAGAAGCGAGACACCTCGGGAAACCTCGGAGAAGCTCCGCCTTATGCTTCGACGGTCCTCCTATACCGAGAGGTATAGTGAAGTTTCAACACTGGTCGTGTTGGAGCGTAAGGTCCGTCATGTGCTGTCGCGGAGTCGAGGCACAATACCTCCAATCAAATTGGGGGTACTGAACCATTTTGAAGAGAC